TGCTTCGACTTCCCCTAAATAATTCAAATTGCAGGAAGGCGGCAATTGAATGAATCCCCAGGAGCTTACTGGAGTAAGTGACTGGGGTGAATGAAAGCAGCCAACACACCTGCGGTTTGAATTATGACGGGGAAGTAAAGAATTAGGGCTTCCCGTGGGAAGCCCTTTCTTTTTTTAGTTCGGCTGTATGTAGGGTACAGCTCGATGAATTCGTTAACCTGGCAATAGTGACAGATTTGATAATCAATTCCTATTTGGTTCTAAAGGCAATGTTGCAGGTTGTGACGCACCGCTCAATACCTTAGTAAAATCGACGGTTATTGCGCTGATACTGTGGGACTTTTGGCGCTTTTATCGCCTTGATAACCCACACCACGGCAACAGCCAGTAGCAGCCAGGGCAACAGTTTAATCATCAAGGCAAATAGTCCGCCCAGAAACATCACTGCGGTGGCTACGACCAATGCAGCCAGAACGCCCAGCAAAGATACGCCGGTGACCATCAGCATGATAAAAAATCCAATCACAAAAAGTAGTTCCAGCATGGCTCTCTCCCGAAATGAAATTCTCTCCATTGCTTTACAAGAAACATGCCAAAAATAATGTATTGATTTATAAAGAAAACGTCCCGCGACAAAGCGCAGGGCGTGGTGAAATTAACTAACTTTTGGCGAAAACTTAACGCTTGTCAGCGACCAGCTTCAGCGCATGCTCCAGTACGTTAATATCTGCCCCGGCTTTATGCGCATTTTCGCTCAGATAGCGACGCCACTGACGAGCCCCAGGGATCCCCTGAAACAGCCCCAACATATGGCGCGTCACATGTCCCAAATAGGTCCCCTTACTCAGTTCACGCTCAATGTACGGGTACATGGCGCGCACCACGGCAACTGGATCGGCATCTTCGGTGGCAGCAGCAAAAATCTCACGGTCAACGGACGCCAGAATACCTGGGTTTTGGTAAGCTTCACGCCCCACCATCACGCCATCCATATGTTGCAGATGAATTTTTGCTTCTTCCAGCGATTTAATGCCGCCGTTGATCGACATCGTCAGATGCGGGAAATCACGCTTTAGCTGATAAACACGGTCATAATCCAGCGGTGGAATTTCGCGGTTTTCTTTCGGGCTTAACCCGGACAGCCAGGCCTTGCGGGCGTGAATGATAAACATCTCACATTCGCCGTTGCCAGATACCGTGTTGATGAAATCGCACAGGAATTCGTAACTGTCCTGGTCATCAATGCCGATACGCGTTTTCACCGTTACCGGAATCGACACCACGTCGCGCATTGCTTTGACGCAATCGGCGACCAGTTGCGCATTCCCCATCAGGCAAGCGCCAAACATGCCATTCTGCACGCGGTCGGAAGGACAACCCACGTTGAGATTGATTTCGTCATAACCCCGCTGTTCAGCGAGCTTCGCGCACTGCGCCAGCGCCGCAGGATCGCTCCCGCCCAGTTGCAATGCGACCGGATGCTCTTCTTCGCTATACGCCAGATAATCGCCTTTACCATGAATGATCGCGCCGGTGGTTACCATCTCCGTATAGAGCAACGTCTGGCTGGACAGTAAGCGCAAAAAGTAGCGGCAGTGTCTGTCCGTCCAGTCGAGCATAGGAGCAACACTAAACCGACCATTCCAGTGATTGTCAGTATTTTCAGGCATTGCGCTGGTTTGGCTGGTTTTTATCATTTTAAGATTACCGTGCATTTTTTGACATTTAAGTATATTTTTCTCTCATCAGGTTCCCACTCAGGCCCCCATACGTATGGGAACCTGAAATGACGAGACAGAGTAATGGCATACTATAACATAGAGAAACGACTAAAATCTGATGGCACTCCACGCTACCGCTGTACCGTGCTTATTAAGGAAAAAGGCGTTATCACATTCAGAGAAAGTAAAACCTTCCCAAAACAGGCGCATGCTAAAACATGGGGATCCCAGAGGGTTATGGAACTGGATCTTTATGGTCTCCCATCATCTGATGATGCAACCGGAATAACAGTCCGTGATTTGTTGCAAAAATACATCAATGATCCAAACGCTGGTGGCAAAGCTGGACGAACAAAAAGCTATGTCCTTAATATGCTCGTTGACTGCGACATTGCAGCTATCCCCCTGCTTTCTTTAACCGCAAATGACGTCATAGAGCACTGTCGATTGCGAAATAATGCAGGAGCCGGGCCAGCGACCGTAAGCCATGACGTCAGCTATCTTGGAAGCGTGCTTGATTGTGCAAAGCCAGTGTATGGCATTAACTATACTAGCAATCCGGCAAAAGAAGCGCGCCCTCACCTCCTCAAATTGGGGTTAATTGGAAAATCAAATCGACGCAGTCGTCGACCAGCATCTGAAGAACTAAACATGCTGATCGAAGGCCTGAAAAAACGTTCTCAAAGGCGGGGATCAAAAATCCCATTCGTCGATATTCTGATGTTTTCTGTTTTATCATGCATGCGCATTGGCGAGGTTTGCCGTCTGCGATGGGATGATATCGATGAAAAACAAAAATCAGTGCTGGTGAGAGACAGGAAGGATCCACGTAAAAAAGAAGGGAACCACATGAATGTCGCTTTACTCGGAGAAGCCTGGGATATTGTCCAGCGCCAGCCGCGTAAGTCAGAGCTAATATTCCCTTATATAAGCAGTTCCGTAACGGCAGGATTCCAAAGGGTAAGAAGTGCTCTTGGAATTGAGGATCTAAGATATCATGACCTTAGAAGGGAAGGCGCCAGCAGACTTTTTGAAGCTGGATTCAGTATAGAGGAAGTGGCCCAAGTTACTGGCCACAGGTCGCTGAATGTACTGTGGCAAGTTTACACAGAGCTATTCCCTAAATCACTTCATGTAAGGCTTGAACAATTGCAAAAGTCCAGAAAAAATGACTAAACGAAAGCCCGTATAAACGGGCTTTTTTTTCATTACATAACTGGGCAATCGTCGAACTCTCCATTCCTGGCATCATTAATGATGTACGTGATCACCCCGAATATAGCGGGTGCTGAACTGTAACCGCCATCATCTACTGGCAGCGCCTCCTTTCTCCCGTTCTCCAGATTAACGAGATGGGGTTGAGGATGTGTCCGATATCGCTTGATCCTAAATTCTCCGTCTATCGCGCAGATCAACAGCGAGCCATCACAGGGAGAAAGTGACGCATCAACAACCAGTAGCGCCCCCTGGATTATCCCTTCCCTGAAATGTGAACGCGATGCCCGCATAAAATAAGTCGCTGCTGGCTGGCTGATTAGCTGCTGATCGAGGGAGATTCGTGTTTCAACATAATCTGCCGCAGGTGAAGGAAAGCCCATGTTTACGCCCTCTATTGAATACCGGATAAAAACACAGTATAAATACTGTATATCCATCCAGTAAAGGAGCAATGAGCAATGTTCGTGGAACTCGTTTATGACAAAAGGAATTTTGATGGTCTGCCCGGTGCAAAAGATATCATTCTGGGCGAATTGACCAGGAGGGTTCACCGGATCTTTCCCAATGCTGATATTCGGGTTAAGCCGATGATGACGCTGCCGGCGATCAACACTGACGCCAGCAAGCATGAGAAGGAACAGATAAGCCGTACTGTTCAGGAAATGTTTGAAGAGTCTGATATGTGGCTGGTTTCAGATTAAACGCCTTGAACCGTCATATTGCTTAAGTACAATCCGCAGTGACTGGCAATCATTCAATACTCGCACTATCGAACGTTCGCCAGTTGGCCGCAATCATGCTCTTGCATACGGCATGGTTGCGGCGACCATCATTTTCACGGCTGGGTATCCTGCTGATTTTGCTGGCGCTTACGTTCAGCTATTTCCCTGGCTTCCTGTACTTCCTGTTGTTTAATATTCCAGAGGCTGTTCCTGGGCATCTCCACACGCAAATCTATCCAGCGTCCAGCCGGGATATCAACCGGGTCGCCATCTTTAACCGTTTCGGTAAATGAACCATCGTCATTTTTAATACCAATCAGGTTTCTGGCATATTCCGGCGCACTGCTATGCGCGCGATGATACGTAGAGATGATGAGATCCCCATCAGGGAGTATTTTACAATCGACCCAAAGCAATGGAAGCCCGTTGCTATTTTGCGGGATAACGTAGCCACCATCATTACCGCCCCAAACTGGATCAGAATTAAAACCCAGCACACCGGAGATTTTATAAATACCCGTTTCAAGACGCTCGACACTCACCCCTTCAGATTCGTCATTTAGCTCTGCTGTTCCGTCTCCCTTAAGTTTAACGACTGGAGAGGCAGGTTTTAGATTGCCGTTTGAGTCAGTCGTCGTATTTCCTGCAGTATAAAAAACATCCCATGGTGCTGCATTTCCATTAATATTTGCGGAATGCCAGACTTTTCGGTTATGCCCAAGCACCAACATGTTGTACCAGATGCCAATTCCAGTACTGGAATTATCTTCTGGTCCATTAGAGTAGGTTAACAACGTACCATAATCTGTAGGATAGAATGAGCTGTTACTCAATGTCCAGACCCCCGGGGTTCTGACTATTTCCCCTCCGTACAACACCTGTGAGCTAACGCTCGTCGTAAAACTATTCTGCCTGTGTGCGGCAAGTAAGTTTGCGCGCCCCCCGGCAGCATCTGAGGAACCAATACCTCCCTGCTTAACAGACAGAGGTGTCGTCAGGCCTGAAAGTTTGGTGATATCACTGTTTTCACCTTTTTTGGCGTAATCTCCGAGCGCGGTTTTATCTGCCTTTTCTGAAAGCTCGGTGGTGATGCTTCCCCATGCAGGTCCAGTGAATGAACTGCCATCGGGAAGTTTTACTGTCACATCTCCGGTACCAGAAAAAAGCTGCTGCCAGTTCTGTTTGTCGTAGTTCAGGCCTCGCAGGGCTTCTGCACTTTGTGCCACCAGCGCCGCGGTAACCATATTCAGCGCCACACGAGGAACAGCTGACCAGGCCGCGCCAGATTGTGTTGGCCCGGTAAAATTGCTGACCAGCGTCAACGCTGTACCGCTTTCCACTGATTTAATCGGGAGCGTATAGGGAACGCCTCCGACAGTGACAACAATAAAATCTCCGGCCGCCAGTTCTGTGGTGAATGACGTACCGTTACCGCTTACAACGGCAGATTTATTGGTGAGTGTAATTGTTCCTGCGGACATAGAATCTCCTGAACGTGCATAAAAAAACCCCGCCGAAGCGAGGTTTAATGATTTCGAAAATTTACTCTCTAAAACTACCACTTCCTCTGACAATGCTAATCATTGGGGAAGAGACACCGTATGTAATGGTTCTGATTGCCCCTGCAGGAATATAATATGTTAATGTTAATTCAACGGTTACATTCGGAGTTGTAACTCCTTTTACTGAAAACCTTACTGGTACAGTACCGCCATCACTTCTGCGGGTTGTCTTTTTTGTGCCATTAATATTTATAGTTACATCAATATATGAACCACTACCCGACACCATGCCTGATAGCAGGATAATATCAAATATAACCGTTTTTGATAGCGAGTCAGTTGCGCTATCTGTGAAATAGTAGTTCCGGGATATTGAGCCAGTTAACGCTACAGAGCCGCTACTCTGTTTTGTTTCTTCCTGAATATCGTTGAATACATTTGCATTTATAATATCTCCGATAAAACTTTTAGCCCTTACTCTTCCTGTAAACTCTCCATCACTTGCATATACAGTACCTCTGACTGTTACATTATTGAATTCACTATTTCCATTTTTATTGATATGCCATCCTACCGAGCCAGGTGTATAAACATTCGACTGTATGTACTGCCCAATCTTGGCGTTATCTATGCTGCCATCCTGAATAAACGCATCGCTGATAAACACCTGACCATTCACTACAGCAAAAGGTGAATATTGCGTATCACCGCTACCACTCATCAGGACGAACTGGTTAGCGTTAAACCCGACGCGGGTGACTACCGGCTTACCCGCTTCCGCCAGCACCGCAATCGACATCCCGGCACCATAAAAAATATCGTTGATGCGTACTCCGACTTTCAGGGTATGGATGGCTGTAGCACTTGTAGCGTCAACGGTGGCAGTGAGCTTATCCTCAAGCGAGGCAGTTACATCTTTAATCTGCGCCTGCACCTGGGTGGACATTTCAGCCATGGCCTTATTAACATCTGCAATAGTCGTTTTGACCACCAGAATATCCGCGCGCACTTCGCCATATTGCGCCCACTGATGTTCCACGGTTCCATGGTTGGCCAGCGCATTCTGCAATGCGGCTTCCAGGTTGGTATCAATGTCGCTTGTCAGGCGGTTACCGTCGGCAGACGTCAGGAAGTCATCAGCAATATCGCCCAGGTAGTCGTCAGCATTCGCATTAGATTCACCACGAACCCAGTCGGTCCAGCCTGATTCATTACCCGTTCTGTCTACCAGCTGCGCGCGGTACCAGAACTCCTGTCCCGCTTTTAATCCCAGTTGGGTGTATTCGGCAGACGGATAAGGCACATCCGACAACAAAAGGGGATTTGAGAAATCACTGTTCGCGGTGTACTGAATTTCCGTTTTCAGCGTGTCCCCGGTATTAGCCGGGAATCCCCAGTTCAGGCGAATCCCCCAGTTGATCGGCGTTGTCGCAAAGCCGACAGGTTTCGGCGGATTTCCCACCTTGCCCGTTAGCGTTTTCTCTTCGGAGTAGCCCCAGCCAGAGGAAATTTCAGCGGCATTAATGGCACGCACACGCACGAGGTAGCGCCCTGCATAAATACCAGAAACATCGAATGACGTGGTGGAGCTGCGCGGCAAGTTTACCCAGTTACCATCATTGCGGCGCCACTGTGCCTCGTAGGCGATAGCATTCTGCGCCTGGTCCCAGCTCACACGCATGGTTTCGACGCTGATATTCTGCTGCACCACTGAAAACGAGCTGATCACAATGTTAGCCGGCGGCGACTGGTTACCCGGCGGGAGCACACTCACCGGCCGCTGGTCAATGATGGCTCCGGTATCGATACGGGCATATTTATCCGGGTCATGCCATGCGCCGGTAATTGAGAAAGTGCCATCATCATTATCGGAGACGCTGACAACTCGATACTGCTGGGCGTAGAGCTCGTCTGACTCAACCACCCATACAGCTTCGGCCTGTGGTGTCTCACTGTATGCCGTGGTGACTGTGACTGATTCCCCGTTAACCGCCTGAATAGTCCTGCTCTGTGACGCACCGGAGGGAAGATTGAGAATAAGGCGATCGCCTGCTGCTGCATCAGCTACGCGGTCAAGTTTTATCACGCGACCGTTAACAGCACTGATGCGGCCACCCATAACTTTGCCGGACAGAAGCTCGTCTGACACGGCGATGATGTATCCCGGCTGCGGAATGTTTCCGTCCAGGCCAACATCAAACGAAACAACGCGATCCTTATTGTTGGTGAGAATACCCCAGCGCCCCTTTCGGTTCGCTTCTGATTGACGGGTACAGCCGATGGCTGTCATTTCCAGCTGATTAAATTCGTACCGGGCTACCAGAGGCTGCTCAAATACCGGCTCCATCGCATCCGCATAGGCGTTATCCGGATCAGACCAGGAAACCAGCGCTGTGGTATACCGCGTTTTTGTCGTGCTGCTGGAATAGGTAAAGCGTCCGTCGATAACGTTAGCGCGGGTGTAAGCGTAATCCACATCTCTCGGCATATCGGCAAGCGCCACAATCTGATCACCGCCCCAGTACGTCATACCCCGGAATATAGCCGCAAAGTCACGCAGCACAGTGTAAGCGTCATTCCTCTCCTGAACATAGACGTTACAGGTATAGCGTGGCTCTGTCCCGCTTCCACCCTTTCCATCCGGTACCGGCTGATCGCAATACTGCGATACCTGGTACAACGTCCATTTATCGATGTTGGCTGCACTCAGGCGATTACCCAGACCAAAGCGATCGGTAATAACCAGATCGTAAAATATCCACGCAGGGTTATCGGTCCAGGCCCACTTAAACGCGCCCTGCCATGTACCACTATAAGTCCGCGTATCGGGGTCATAGTTATCAGGCACGCGGATCACCCGGCCACGTGGTTCACAGGATATCTGTGGAATCGAACCATTGAACTGACTTGAGTCGAATTCGATGTACAGCAGCACTGTGTTCGGATAGCGCAGCTTGGCATCAATCACTTCCGTGAAGCTTTGCAGCGTCATCGTGTCGCCGATCTTGGCGCTGTTTGCGTCAGCGGTAATCTTACGCAGTCGGATTGTCCAGGTGCTGCCAGCCTGCGGTAAATCAATACGGTGGCTGCGCTCATAACCAGACGTTGTTTTGCCGGTTACGCTGGTATTAAGAACGGTTTGCCAGGTCCCACCATCAGTTTGCAGGTCTATTGCATAATTGATGGAATACCCTACCAGATCGCCGTTGTCCTCTTGCTTAAACAGAGAAGGCCATTTCAGTCGCAGGCGAACGGCTGATAGTTGGGTGTTGGTGAAGGTACGCGTCCAGGCTGTTGCGCTTGATACTTCTGTTCCAACGTTGATTTCGTTTTCGGTACCGGGAATGCCCTGAATGTAATTTTGCGCCTGAGTTCCCGCGCGAAACTCCCACGTCACGCCGCTAAAGTTTTGGGAGCCATCGGCGTTTTCCAGCGCCGTGCCGTCCAGGTAGATATTTTTTCCGGTTAATTGCCCTGCAAATTCCCCTTCCCCAAGCGCAACGAGGATTTTGGCCTTCGCTACAGATTGCAGATCATCAGGCTGTTCGGTAGGGGTTCGTGAACTGGAACTGCCGCCCTTGCGGCCTTTAATCGGGGTTGCTGTAGCCATATTGCGCCCATAAAAAAAGCCACCATAAGGTAGCCTGAAAGGAAGATTATTTTGTTATTGCTGGTCTTCGACGTATATACCAGCAGAGATGATCGCCCCACCAATGCGTCTGCGACCATAAAGCAGCGGGACCGGATAACCTTGTGCGGCAGTATTTGTCACCCCACCGAAAGCATATGAAGCGTGGTTATCTGCACTTTGCTTACTGGCAAGACCTGACGGTTGAGGTGAGAGCATCTGAACAACGCCGCCAAGTGCCATTGCCGCACCAATTTTCATCATAGGCACGCCAACAGCGCCGCCCCCAAAATATGTTGCTACAGCACCAACTACAACTAAAGCTGCTCCCAATATGGTTTGTAACACGCCAGCTTTTTTACTGCCTATAACGACAGGAATAATGCGAATAACCTCACCTGAAACAGGATATCCAAGATCAGATTCACTCAGATTTTTTTTACCTCTGAACACCGCATAAGTAAGACCACGCAGCTTACTTGAATTCAGAAACTTTTCGAATCCATTAATTGTACAGCATAGGGCTCTTACTGCTTCGGATGTGCTTCCGACTAATCGATAGTGTTGTTTACCAAATGTTTTCCCAAGAACACCACCTAATTCTATTTGCGTCATAACCTCAGACATAATCGCTCCATAAAAAAACCACCAGGAGGTGGTTTCATTGCACTGTAGTAGGTTTTATATCTACATTGGCATCATTGTCTATATATATTCTGACAGTCTTACTATCATCAGTTTTTATATTTATATAGCGTTCTTGCCTTTCAATTCCGGAGTTACACATACCTTTCCCATCAAATGTAGCTCCGACCGCCCATTCACCTGGAGGCAGATGAAAAATAGCCTTTTCCTTCTGGTTTAAAATTGCGGCTTTCTCACCGTTGATATACAAACTTGCTGCACAGCCTGCAGAGATAAATCCGCTGTCACGCACAACAGTAAGTACACCATCATTCGGATTAGTCTCTTGAAATTTATAGAGCTGATTTGCCGGAGCAAGTTTTGCTTTACTTGGAGGAACCACCTCAGTTGAACATCCAGACAATAACGCAATAGACAAGACTAAAAGTATTTTGTTCATATTCCATTCCCTGAGTAAACGTCCATAAAGGTTAGCACAGAGATTTATGCCGTAGAACCTTCATCGTCCGTTCCTGCCAGTAGCCGCCATAAGGCACACGCTGACTCAAATGGCCATAAAGATGGTGGAGTAGCATATTGCCTTCCAGCAGGATCCCTGCATGGTTCCACTTATTAGCCTGGACCTGCATGATAACCATATCACTTGGCTGCGGTACGCCACTGAATTCACGGAATCCGCATTCATACCAGCAATCGTGGTAGAAGTTTTCGGGATAACTGTCTTCCCACCAGGGATAATCCACGCGGTAATCCGTCAGCTCAATGCCGTGCGTTTGCCGGAAATAGCTCATCACCAGCCCCCAGCAATCGAAGTGACCGAGCACAAATGGGCGCTCCAGTAGCGGCAGCTCGCCCCGCGGCTGAATGGTACGCAGATCCCCCTCCGGCCAGCTGACGATGTGCCACGGAAGTAACGTAGCGTCACACTGTGCCTTATCCAGTTCGCTCGCCTGCGTCGTGGCATCCGGGTGGCTGTGGACAATGGCAATCACTGTTCCCCAGTCTTCGGCAGCGGCGTAATCTTCCGGCGACAGGTGGAAATGCTCTGTCGGATCGGTTGCCAGATTACGGCAGGGAATGTACCGCTGCACCCTGCTTTTTTGCACCACTACGCCGCAGCATTCACGCGGATATTCAGCAGCAGCATGCGCCATAATGGCGTCGATAATTTTCTGACGCATATCAGCTCCTGATCAGGGATGTGCCAGGGAAGCCACCGAACGGCAACTCGTTCCCCTCGCCATGCCTCAACTTGCACGCAGTGAGCGTACCGGGACATTCATCGAGTGACGGATCGTTAACCGGGTTGTTGTGCTTGTCGAAATAACGCGTTCCGGCATAGTCACATCCATCACCTGAGCGATATTTGTTACGGATACACCAGGTACAAAGCGAATGTAGCTGGCGCGTCGGGATCATCAACCCCTGCAGGTCCATTGGACTGGACAACGTAAACGCCACCACCTCGTTGGTTTCAGTGCTCTTGGCGTCAATGTAAAACACCTTCAGCTTTTCCTGCTGCGGATCCGCTGACGGGTTTCCCTCCGGATAGTTTTTCGCATCCAGATACTGCGCCAGCGTGTCATGAATCGTGACCTTTGCCTGCAGCAGGTCATCATAAGTAAGACACAGCGCCGTAATGGAACTATCCAGGTTAGCTACCGACAGCGTCGGCTGCGCGCTGGTCCCGTCGGTCGCCGTCTCAATACCCTCGATCTGGCAGGGCCAGGCTTTATATTCCTGCCCCTGCCACCAGATTGATTTCGCCAGTAGCTTATTTTCATCTCCACCAGCAGCGGCAATTTCATCGGGAGTGTGGGCAATGTTGTGGGCGTGGAAGCGGAGAACGTCGGAAACACCAAATGCGGTGCCATCGACATCAAAAAGCCGGACAACATTGCCCGGCTCAAGTTTCTGATAATCACTGTTTAAGCTCATGGTGCAAACGCCTGTTCAAAGGTGGCTGATACGGTTTCCACCGTTTTACTTTTGGTGACGCGCTGCAGGCTGTCTGCCTCAACACGCCACAGCGCAAGATCACCGCCTGGCGGGGTAAACGAAAAGGATTTCGTCTTATGGCGCCGCAGGAAAGCATAAATATCCCGGACGGTTTGCGGTTCGCCGGTAAATGAAAACTCATAACTGAGCGTTTCATCATTCATCCCGGCACCTGACACCTGCTTATAGCCATCACCAAACTGCGCCGTACGGACGGTATCCTTACTTTTCAGGGTCGGCTGGCTGGATGCTTTAATCCGCCATGCAAAATGCTCGATCGCCATTACTTACCTCTGTTTTGTTGCATTCCAGATGATGCCACCGGGCCGGACTTCTCTGGTGATACCTTCCCTGATTGAGCTGTTGATCACCTGCTGATAGGCTTTCCCCAGCGCATCGCCGCTTCCTTTCTGTTGACCGGAATCCCCCTGGCCTGTTGTCACCGAAACCGGCGCATACACGCTGACGCCAAAAGGAGAAGCAACGCCACCGCCACTCACGCCGACCAGACCACCAGTCGCATAACCGCGCATCATGCGATAAAGGTTGCCGACACCTATTCGGTTGGTGGCCTCCTGCGTAAAGACAAACTCGCCACGGTGCACCACACCTGCTGGCTCATACTTGCCGCCGGATCCGGTATAACCACCGCCAGCAAAACCCAGCGCTGACGTGGCAGAACTGACCAGGCCAGCCATGGCCTGCTTCATCAGGATCTGCGTCAGCATCGACAACGTGGAACGGGTGAAATCTGCCCAGTTTGCTTTCCCTGTCGTCAGCATATCGGCCATATTCTGGCTGATACCATCGAATGTGGCTGAAGCAGCGGACTTCATCGAACCATAGGCATCAGCTGCTGAATCGGCATAGTCAGCCCACGCTGATTTCGCCCCAGCCTGCCAGTTGCCGCGGAGCTCGTCCTGTGCGGCATAATATTTCTTCAGTGCATCCAGTTCGTTCTGATAACCCTGATCGGTGTCCGTACCGCCGGCATTCATCCAGCCCTGCCGCAGCTGTGCCTCTTCGTTTTGCCGCTGCGCGCCGCGACTGCTCATGCTGCCCCCGGCCACAAGCGCTCGGGTTTTCTCCCCAATCTGGGTAACGTACTTCTGCGAGCTGTCCTGCAGGCGGTTTAACCGTTCCTGGGCAACAATCTGATCGCCCAACCGGGCATTCACTTCGGCCCGCGCCAGTACCTCGTCTTTGTTCGCCAGCACCGATTTTTCATCGGCGGTCAGCGCGCGCTTTTTGGCGGCCTCTTCCAGCACCGAAAAGCGGGATTGTTGTTTCCACAATTCCTGCCGCTGCTGGCTGATGGTATCAGTGATGCTCTTATGCTCCTGCAGAGTGCGTAACTGCGCCTCCAGCTCCAGCGTCTGCGCGCTGGCAGTATCGACACTTTTCACGCCTGCTGGCGTTTTCACTGCTGACGGTTTTTTAGGCTTCTTCAGCGAGTCGTCATATTCCTTCTTAGCGGCTGCCATCAGAATGTTGTAATCAGCCTGGAGGATACGTCCGTCTTTGATGGCCTGATTATATTCTTTCTGTTTTGCCGTAAATTTATCCAAAGCTGATTCGGTCTTTGAATATGCAGCCTGCGCCTGCGCGGCATACTTCTGGCGGTCAGATTCAATCACTGCCTCGCGGGCGGCGTTATCCTCAGTTGCCTTTGCCACACTGGCCTGCTGCTGAGCCATTTCCAGTGCAAGGCGGGCAGACTCCCGATCGTTCCAGTAGCTGGCGCGCGCATCATCATTGACATAACCATCACCTTTACGCAGATTCCAGATTTCATCCGCCCGCTTAAAGGCCGCTTCCGCTTTGGCAACCATCTCCTGCGTGGTGTCAGGCCGCCCAATATCGAGCGCCGCATCCCACATCGATTTAAAGGCACGCTTCAGGCTGTCGGCAGCAGACTCAATCGACCCCATATTGTCGCGCAGGCTCTTTGTCTGCTCACGAAAACCGTTCGTCGCCGCATCATTAGCTGCCTGCAGCGCCCCTGCTTCATCACCGGCGCGTTGCAGTTGCGCCACATAAGCAATCTGTTCCGCGGTAACGTTGTGGAACTGCTGCGCCATGGCAATCAGACCAGAGGTCGGATCGTTCGTCAGTTTGCCGAATGCCGCCGCCACCTTATCGACCGGCACACCCGACGCATCGGTAAATTTCGCTACCGCCTGGCTCATCTCATCGAACCGGGCACCGGCACGCACTCCGGCGTTAACCAGCTCCGTCAGCGCGCTGCTGGTCTGGTTAAACGTGAGTCCCGCCTGCTCGCCGGATTTCGCCAGCACCAGCATGCGGTTTGAGGTCAGCCCGGCAGTATTACCGGACAGAACCAGCGTTTTGTTGAAATCAGACAGCGTGGACGAGCCCTGATACCAGGCGTAAACCACCGCGCCAGTGGCGGCAGCCAGCGCGCCAACGCCTACCATCACCGGCGATATGGTGCCCAGCAGCGCCCGAAAGGTCGGAATAATACCGCCGAAGGAGTCTTTCACCTGACCGCCCTGCTGCAGCAGGATAAGCCATGGACTCTGCCCTCCGGCCAGCTGAGTGGCGATATCCGTAAACTGCGCAGGCAGCATACGCATCGCCGCGTTGTACTGGCCGACTGAAATACCGGCCTTCTTCGCCGCGCTCTCCTGGCGGGTAAATGACTGCTGCACCTTCAGAGCAGAGTCATTCGCTGCGTCCCCCGTCTGCTTAAACTGCCTTTTTACGTACTCCATCTGCTCGTTGAACTTTGACGAATTAACGTCAAGGTTAACGACCAGGTCACCCACTGCCGTCTGGGCCATAGCGAACACCTCCTGAAATGCCCTCGGCCTTTGCCATCAGCACAGCGTCACCGGGTTCATCGTCGGCAATATCCTCCGCAGAAGGTGAAAGCAGGCTGAAGCTGGCAGGGGTTGATGTGGTTTTGGGGTCAAGCGCGGTAATGACGATATGCATCAGCGAGGAAAAATGTGCATCCAGTTGCGCATCATTAAAAAAATTGTCCTGGTAGAACGTTCGCCAGTCGGCGTATTCCGTTGACGACATACCAGCAAGCATGGCGCGCCAGTCCGGGCGGCGAAATTCACGCGCCAGTTTCAGGACGAATGTCAGCTCGCTGGCGAGGACTTTTCCAGACTGACCGGCTCAGTCACAGCAACATCCTCTGGATCATTCGCTTCCTGCAGCGGCACCATGCCGGACAGCAGCTTCACGCTGTACTCTGCTGCGGAAACAATCTCCAGCGGCCAGGTCATCAGTACTTCATTCTGGATCTGCTCAACGTCTTCTTTCGGCGTTTTGTGCGCCCCTTTCAGGGGATGTCCATGCCATAAAGACATGGCCACCAGCAGTGCGCCGGATTTAATCGTCATATCCATCGCCGCCTGCATGTCGGCATCGGTGATACTTTCCAGCGTCTTCAGGTGTTCAAGATGCTCAATACGCTGCAGCGCCGACAGTTCGTAGAGCGTGACGGTCTTGCCGTTGCGTTCGAACGGCTCACTTTTTAAAAACATGCATTACTCCAGAAAGCGGGGCCACAGCCCCGGAAGTCAGGAAACGGTGACTTTACAGGTCGCGACAAAAAGCCCATCGTTGGTCATCACGATAATGTCGGCGGTTCCGGCGGCAATGCCGGTTACCGTCAGCACTGTACCAGCGACAGTCACCGTGGCTTTACCTGCATCCGTGGTGGTGGCCCGGAAAGATGGATCGCTTGCGCTGGCTGGCGCCACGGTGACATTCAGCGTGGTGGTGGCAGCAACCGCAACGGTGGTGGTCGATTTATCCAGGCTGACGCCAGTTACGGCAATCGCTGCAGCAGCGCTGTCTTCAGCAAGACCTGGTTTGCCGTTGTTGCTGATTTTGACAGAACGGGTAATGGTGTCTTTTGCCGTCACCGTTTTACCCAGGCTGCTTACCCAGCCACGGAAAACATCGATGGCGCCATTCGGGTATTTGATTTTGTACGCCAGCACGGTACCGTCATCAAACCAGCGAACCAGATCCTGCTGCCCGCTCTCGGCAGGTTTCCAGGCCAGCGTAAAACTGGCCTCCCCCGCCGATTTCTGCCCCTGCGCGGTAGCAGTCCAGTCGGCATCTTCGTCGTCCAGATAGGTGTCGTCGTTTGATTCGGCAGTCAGTTCGCCGGGCTGCAGGTCTTTAATCTTCGCCAGGCGTGTCCAGTCAACATCCGATAATGGGTTGGCAAATGGGTTGCCCGATCCGGAATAAATCCAGAGCGTGGTGGTGGCACCCTTTACCGGCGCCAGTGGGTTTGGTGTAGTCATTACGTCCTCACATAATGTAGCTGATGGAATAACTGAGGTCGGCAGATCCCCACGTCATGGCCTCTTCATCGCGCTGATAGTCATACCCCTGAGCCGCCATCAATTCGAGAAGATTTGCCAGTTCGGGAACATCAGCCATTGCCGGATAGATGCGGTCCTCCATCCAGGAATCCAGAGCACTGTCTGTAGCCGTGGCTTTTAGAAACACCTCAACATGCAGCACGGCTGTCCACATATCTTCATCAACACTTTCATCCGAGGCTCGGGCGTCAGAAAGGTAAACCGCAACCGCCGGAAGATCCTGCTCATCCAGAAACCCAGGACGCCCATCGAACCATGTCACTGCATCTGAGATATTGCGCTGGAGCGCGGTTAGTACGGCTTTGCGGATATCACTGTTTTTCATCGTTTAAGGATCAGCCTCAGTTGGTTAGACAGGTTTTGTCGCATAATTTGCGGCATATGTTCGTCCATAAGTTTTGGCACTTCAGCCCGGAACGTTTCGGTCAGAGGAACGGAAAGGGGAATACTGACCACTTCAATGGGATACCGACTCTTTGTGGTACGCCGCAAGACATGCCAGCGACCGTTTGCCAGTTGTTGAATAAAGGCCCCGGGAAAACGAAAACGCCCCACACGCAGCTCACTGTTCGTACCTGACTTATCACGTTTACGCCGTGACAGACGCATACTGGATGGTCCCAGTTTGATAGCGGGAAGATTCCCGCGGTTTATGCGAATCAGAGCGCGCGGCTTCTCCACCGTAGCCCGACGTATCCGTGCACGCTGCCTGACCAGTTTTCGGGGAACGCGGGTTGATTTCGCGACAGCGGACACACTGCGATTGACCGCCTGCGTGGCGATACGGTTCACCGTCTGGGCGGAAGCGCGCGGTACAGCTCTTTTACTGATGCTGTTCAGATTAGCAATGGCCTGCTCCAGCCCCTTAATCGACATACTCCCTCCTGCTTACTCGATAAAGATGCGCGGTTTGCCGTTAAAGCGTTCGTGACGGGTAAGATGGAATTCCTCCCCTTCAAAAATCACCACGTCACTACGACGCGGCCTGTATCCTGCAGTAAACACCACCAGCGATCGCCCTGTTCCGCTCAAAGGCCCCATTTCTTCCAGAAACTCAGCCGGGATAACAATCATGGGCTCCCCGTTGATGGTCGCTGGCTTGCCCATTTTGTTCACCGTGACCGCATCCATGCGGCTGACAAGTCTGTCAAAGGGATTAGGCATTGATTTTCACGGCTACAATTGCGGAACTGGCAGCAGCATCTTCCCAGGCAACCCCGGCCAGATCGGCACCTGTCGCGTCGTTCTGCACTTTGCCATCTTTGATATGAACCTGCTCACCGATGGTGATCGCATCGGTAGTCAGCTTAGGCAGCAGGAAAACACCTTCGGTAAAACCGTCCCCCGTCTGGCCTGCCGCAATATCAGTAATGGCAATCGCCACGACTTTCCCCACCATCACCGGCGAACCACTCAGGATCTCAACGCTGCCCGTGTTGGCAATCTCAATAGTTTTGCCATGCTGTACAAAATTCTTCGCCATAAATTCAGTCTCCATCCAGCCCCATACGGGGCCGAATTCAGATACAAAAAAAGCCCTGATGGGCTGTGATGTGCTGCTTGAGTGGAAGGAATTATTTCCCGGTTGATTTCGCCATGCCGCGATAATCCAGAGGTGATACACCGGCATCGATGCGCACTTTGGTGGCAATACCGTCGGTAGTGAAGCCTTCCTGCTGATCGATATACGGAGTATCAACGCCGTTCAGGTAAGCCACTTCGATGGTGTCTGTGCCCTTAGCGGCGGCCAGATACCAGGCGCTGGTGTCTTTGGCATCAAGACGCGGCTCCGCGATAACTTCAGCAAAGTTCTGAATTGGGTTCATGATACCGGCGTTGATATCCGCCCCTTTCACACTGGCAGACTTGATCGTCTGGTTTGCCAGGGTTTCGAGCGCGACTGGCACCAGCATGAATGCCGGGCGAATATTCAGGGGACGCTCACCCTCTTTCTGCAGACGCATCATCTTGCGCGCTTCATCAAGGCTGGCTACAGAAATCGCGCCTGCGGAAATATTACCGTGATCAGCATGGAACAGCGGCTTACCATCAGACAATTTCGCGTTTTCGGTCAGAACGGCATACACCAGGTCGCCAATCGTCCCTTTTGCTGCACGGCCCATCTTCATAGGTACATCAGTTAACTGATTCAGATCGTCGTTGATGATCGCCTGACGGGTAATAGAGAAGATTTCACCGTAGGTGGCCAGCGCAATACTTTCACCTTTATCTTTGGTGGTCACATACTTATATTCAGCCCCCTCGCGTACCTGACGCAGGGAGGAGAAGCCACCCAGACCGACTCGGTGCGCCGTTTTAAAGTCAGACAACTGGCCTTTCTTGGTCCACTGCTCAAAAGTTTCTGCCGCCTCCTCCCAGCCCTGCAGTAACGCTTTATTAGCAACGTCGAGCAGGATATTACCGAAGTCAGACGTGCTGTGCGTCAGTGCCATACCGACCATCTGCATCGGGTTATAGCTGGAAACGCCAATGCCGCGCTCGGTCAGCGCCATACGGGCATATTCGCGCAGCGTCATGCCGTTATAAACGTTGTCCCGCTCCATGCTCTCAAAGCCCGCGCGCGCCATCAGTGCCTGGCGAACTCCGTCGCCAACAAAGTTACCGTTCCCGGCGTAAATATGCGCATCCGTGGTTTTATTCGACGGGGTTGCATTTTTGCCCAGCGCCGCCAGCAGTTCATCTTTAGCCTGTGCAACGGTGCATTCCGGATCCGCGATGCATTTATTCTGCAGCTCATGATGCTTGCCGCCGAACATCGCAAAGAGATCGTTAATCGCGTTAACACGGTTCTTTTGCTCGGCAAGCACCTGTGCACGGATAGTGGCTTCATCAGAAGTGGCCGCCGGCGCTGTGGTCGTCGTTGTCGCCACCTGTGGTTGTGGTTGCTGAGGTTCGCGCTGGGTAGTATTGCGCGGCGGGGTGATCATGTTACGAATGCTGTTTGGCATCTTTTCAAAGTCCTCGATACGTTTTGATTGAATACAGGCCATCGCCTGCAGAGATGTTGTGACCTGATCAGCAAAGCCATGTGCCAGGCATTCTTTACCATCCATCCAGGTTTCATCTTCCAGCATGGCGGCCACTTCCTCAGTCGTTTTCCCGGTTTTCTCCGCATATGCCGGGATCAGGACTGACTCGACCTTATCCAGCAGATCGGCATAATCCCGCATGTCGTTGGCATCACCACCTGCAAAGCCCCATGGTTTATGGATCATCATCATCGTGTTTTCCGGCATAATGACCGGGTTGCCAACCATCGCAATCACAGAAGCCATTGAAGCTGCCAGACCATCAATGTGAACGGTGATCGCCGCGCCGTGATGCTTAAGGGCATTAAAAATGGCGATGCCATCGAAGACATCGCCACCTGGCGAATTGATATGAAGGTTGATATGGGTAATGTCGCCCAGCGCCTTCAGGTCATTTACAAACTGGCGCGCCGTCACCCCCCAGTAGCCGATCTCGTCGTAGATATAAATATCTGCTTCGTTGTCGGCGCTGGCCTGCATACGAAACCAGGAATTACTTTTTGCGCTGGCTTTCGGACGGTGGTGCGCCCGGTTCTTTGGCTTCGGCACTTGTGCCTCCTTTGTCATTAGCAGGGTCAGTGTCAAACACCAGCCCCATCTCTTTGTTTTCGTCGATCTCTGCCTTCCGGCGCGCCTTCACATCGTTCGGGTTACGTCCGCTGGCGCGGACCCAGTCGGATTCCGTTGCCGCTCCGCCCCGGATCTGTAACTTCCAGGCATTGGCCTCTTTAACCGGATCGATCCACGGCATAACAGGGCCGGAATACACCGCCGAGTACAGTGACTCCATATCCAGACCGCGGGGTAATTTAATCTCGCCAGCGGCCACCGCCATTTTCAGCCAGGCGCGGTACATTGGCCGGGTCACCGCGCCAATAAACCAGTCCTGTAAAATGAGATAGCCATCTGTTGATTCCACCAGTTCCTGCCGCTGCGCGCTGTAGGTGCCGTTGTAGTTTCTGGCTGTGCTTGAAAAGCTGAGTCGGCTGCCTGCTGCGACAGCGCGAAGTTGCCCATTACGGAAGGTTTCAAGGTTAGGATTGGGCCGGTCAGATTTCACCATGCCGATATCTTCACCAGGCTTCAGATCGTCATAAATGATGCCTGGTTGAATCATCACTTCCCGATCATCATCATCGGAAGAACTGTTACTCTCTTCGAAGCTTTGCCCGTCTCCCTTTTTGATGTACATACCCAGCGCAGCAGCAATACGTGCGGCGGTGAGCTCAGCATCTTCATACTCTTTAAGTGCGCTCAGACGCATCAGTACACCGGATAGCATCGATACGCCCCGGGTCTGGTGCAGACGGCGGACAAATTTAAGATGCAGCATGTTTTCCGCATCCACTTCTTTGGTATCAAGCTGACGGCCTGAAACGGGCAGGCTTTTATAAACCTGATATTTCCTTGGTCTGCCCCAGTTGTCGACGAATACCCCCTGATTAAGCTGGCTGGCAGCATCGCTGTTCATGGGAATAAAATCTGGTTCAAGCGCTTCAAGCCAGAAAGGGATACCGGCTGCTGGCGTAAGACCATTCCCGGTTCCACTGACAAGCTGGGCAAACACTTCGCCATCCCGCAGCCAGGTGCGCAACATCAGGCGCTCAAGCATCGGGCGGGTAAACTGGTTCGTGACATCAGGCCTGACAGACCATTCTGCCCATTTATTACGGATCTGATCTGCCAGCTTTTTGGCGATTTTACCGTTCATCAGTTTGGGATGGGGTTCAACAATAATTCCGGCTTTCCCAACCACCCGCTCTTCCAGCTTATCGAACACCCCAATCACCAGATCGTGATTGTTATCGAGCCACCTGGCCTGCTCCCGCAGTGATACCGCCCCCATTTTGCTGAGCTGATCAGCTGAACGATTTTCACGGCGCCCTTTGTGCGTTCTGGTCGGGGTAACGGCTTCATATGCCCTGATTTTCGCGCGCGCCTGCAGACGGGCTGCTTTCCAGCCTGGCGAAAAGACACCAATCGCATCATCTAAAAGGCTCATTCAAACCTCGCCAGTCGGTAACCGGGTCGCCCGCGGCGATGAGAAATAAGAGAAGAGAGCCGACGCTCCCACTCCTGACGCCCTTTTCGGATTTCAGACAGGTTCTCCATCGTCATTTCCTGCCCATTGAAACGGATAGTTTTGCCATCCAGCACCGCCATTTCGGCTTCGGTATATCGCTGGATCATGGCTTCAATATCAACACGGTTCACAACCATCCTCCTGATGTACTCCAGGGGTTAGAATCATCGGTTACGGGCTTTTTCCGCTTCCGTTTTTTGGTGGGTACTGGTTCTGGTGTCTGGGATGCCGCTTCGCCAGCTTCCGGCGGCGCGTTCTCCAGCCAGGTTTCCCGCCTCGCCCACTCAGGAGCAGCGGGCCATTTGATTTTCTCGTAGCCGTGGAGGATGGCGAGCGCATCAGCGTAGACCAGCAGGTCAAATGCTTCGTTTGCACCACGTCCCGGCTTACTCCATTTGCCATCAGTCGATCGCTCCTCATAGGTCAGTTCATCGTAAAACCAGCTGTCTAGCCAGTCAGGGAAATGCACATAGCCAGGGCCTGGTGAATCACGCCACAAAGCGTTGTTCACCCGGTCTTTCAGAGCATCGGTCTGGATCAAGTAAAGCGGGACATCACCAGAAGCCTGTGCCCGTCGGCTTGAACGTCCGGTATTATCAGGAAAGGTTCGGGAGATAAGTTTGGATCGGCGGACACTGTCGCCTTTGAACAGGTAAATCTGTTTTCCGAGTCCTTCACGACGACACTTACGCCAGAATTTATAAGCGTTGTCGGTCACACCATCCTCACCGCCGGAGTCAACGGCCATCGCCATCAGCCGCATACACCTAGTCGGATCCGATGCCATTGGCCAGGCTTTGTTAAACACATCGGTCAGCAATAAATCCCAGTCTTCCGGATAGCTTGCCGGGTCAATCTGCTGGCTCTCGCCATTGGCGTCATAGCGCATCGACTGCCTGATATTGTAGCGGTCCACCAGCCAGCGCTCTCCCATGCTGCCGTAGCCAGTAACCTGTACAACAAAACGCCGGTTGCGCCCCGCCTGAACATCGACGGTCGCCATAAGGAAACAAACCCCGTCCGGAACAGAGCGCTTTGGTACAACCTCCGCACGCTGCTCAAGCAGTTCACTTTTGCGCTGTTCCATGCTGGAGCGAGGAAGATACGGACGCCCAAAGTCGGTGTTGATTACCGTCTTCAGTGCTTCCTCGCTGCCAGTGGCCTGATAGTCCTGCTCAGCGGTAAGAAATTTATAGATGAGCTGCGCCCAGGTCTGGTACGCGGCGGCAGGGCCTTCCATCCAGAAGGAGGCAATGCGCGAGCGTCGCCCTTCCCCAGTGATAACACCATCGTTGTCGATGGTTTGCCCATCCCGCAGCCACTTCCCTTTCATATTGAGCGAACGCTTCATATCCGCAGTGATGTGCTCTTTACAGGCAGGGCATTGAAGACAGGCTTTCTCGCTAGCCTGAACAGGGTCCGCGATATCGCGGTAACCTGTCATATTGTCCATTTCAGGCTGGAAATATTCACCGCAATGTGGGCACGGCCAGTAAAGGCGACGGCGATCACCACGGTTGTACAGCGCCAGAATCCCCGTTGAAGGAGGTGCTTCATGCGGTGAGCTACGGCGCCATTTTGTGTCACGTATGTCGCGGCCCGGCGAACTCTCAACCAGTGTCATACCTGACGACATGAACGTTGTTGTTCGCTTTGATGCCAGTGAAAAGGCGTCACCTTCCCCGTCAATGTCTTCCGGGAAACGGTCATAGTCGGTCAGTGCCACGCATTTATAGTCCGATGAGGACATGATATTGACCGATGGCCAGCCGATTTTCAGGTAGTTCCCGGCGCGAAACGTGCGGTCATATACGTTGTTATCATTACGCCGCGGGCTCAGTCGGGATTTCACTTCAGGGCTGCAACGGAATGTACGATCAAGACGCTTTTTGGAGTGCTCGCGCGCCTTTTCCTCAGTCATCTGAATCAGGAGCATATCAGCCGGATCACAGACAACGTTGTAAACAATCCAGCCATCAATCAGACCAATGGTTTTACCCGTTCGCGCCGGACCAACAAACACTACCGCGTCATATTCACGCGATGCCAGGCAGTTCATCGGTTCAATCACGTAAGGTGCCAGATCCGGATCCCATGGAACGGAGTTACCCGCCCCCATCGGCACGCGCATATAAGTACTGACCGCATCGGCCACCTGCATTCGACGCGGGGCACGTAAGATACCGGAAACATCGCGGCGGATGCCTCTGGCGGATGCCCGCTTTGCCATCAGTCCTCCTCTGGCTCTTCCTCCTCTGCTTCAGCGTCCTGCACCCTCTCCGCCATCTGATCGCGCAGGTCATCAATAACGCTCTGCACGCGAGAAACCGCAACAGGCGTTAATGCACAGTCACGCTCAAGTACATCAGGGAGGGTTTCAAGTACCATGACGACGGCTTTCGCCATCAATGAGAATTCGCGCGCCACTTCATCAGCGGGAATGAGCTGCCCCGTATCCTGCTCAAACTTGAGTCGCTCATTCTCCGCTTTCCAGTGGGAAAGCCTGTCCGATGGCAGCATGTCATCGATATTGGCTGACACAGTGGGGATCATCAGTTCGGTCAGAATGTCGGTGATCAGGTAAAGCTTTAATTTGCTGTTGCTACCTGGTGCCGGTTCAATATTTTTCAGCCTGGCGGCGACCGTCTGACGGTGTACGCCAGTGATCCCCGCCAACTGGTTGATATTCAGTTTTAAAGTGGCAATTTCCTGGTCCATGATGGTGAACACTTTTTAAACGATTCGACATCTGCACGAAATCGCCTCCAATGAGATCAATAACCTGCGCAAATGATGATGATGACCTTAGATCTGAAAAACTAGCCGTTTTCCGCGAGCACACCGCCCCGTGGCAGGGTCCCCCTCCGGGAGTACCTTTTGATAATAATTATCATTTACATGTTGCTATCTGCGTATCGCCTGCCATATGAGGCCACCCGGACGACAGTTCAGCCTGATTGATTCCTTGATGCAGCTATCAATCAACCGTCTTGTCTCATACTTATCAAACAGGTCCATCACCTCACTCACCAGCTCTTCAGTAGATTCTGTAGCTTCGCCCACCATGTAACGGGCAGCAATGGCACTGAGCTTTTCTCGCGTGGTTCCCTTATCATCGTTTACACATATGTACATTGATGCCCCATATGTACCCACCGACCGCTCAAAAGCCGCAATAACCGTCAGCCATGGTAAATCTTGACGATTATGTTCAACTACTAAATCTCCATCAGTGGCATCCACTTCATATACTCTGGTAAATGGGCTGGATGCTTTACCTGACAACATGTCTTCAACCAATACCTTGCCAGATTGAATAACCCTAAACTTTATGCTCGTGCCGCTTAGCAGTCCGTTGCGGCGCTCTTCAAGGTGCTCCAGTGTAACGGTTAGCTTTTTCATCATTTCCCCCATACTGTTGTATTATCACAGGCACTCAGTGAATGCCTGCTGTAATGCCGTTAATCGTCGAGCTGCAACACACCGTGCTCAAGTGACCCTGAGTAGGCGATCAGCCCCGTATATTCAGGAATAACCTCTCCATCATCCGCTTCGAATTCCGGGATTGTCCCAGTAGTGATGGTGTACTGGGGCTGGCCATCTTCTTTCGCGAAGGCTGCCAGGTCTTCAATCTGCTTAGCTGTAAGAACTACTGTCATGCTCATTCCTCAGTTGTTAAAAAGCCCCGCTATTGCGAGGCTCGTGATTGCTCAATCGTTCGAATGTCTGCTTTATCCCTGTTACACATCCCCAACGCCCCCAGTAGGCTCACATTCAGATCCAGACTGGCCCCATAGGTCAGCGGGTCTGGAATATATGGCTGCGGGGTTTCAGCGGTCAGGTTGGACGGAATTGGTTGCTGCGGCACTGGTACGTACACCGTCCGCGTATTGCCGCAGCCGGTCAGCAGCTGCAGCAGGAACAGGCCGGCGAGAGCAATCATCACCCGCAACAGCCACTTTGATATCTTCGTGAGTTCTCTGTGACTCCAGTGCGATCTGGTTTTTTGCATGCTGGTTAGCTCCCAGAATCATATTGGTGATGGCAACGGTTTTCAGTACGTTATCCATTACAGCGCGGTTGCTGTTGTTTTCAGCCTGCAACGTGTTCAGGTTGCTGTTGATGCGGGTGTTTTCATTCCAGAGCCAGGAGAAGATAACCAGCGCACCGATAGTCAGCCACCAGCGCCAGTGCGCTTTCATCAGCTCAAAGGCTGTAGTAAAGGCCGTCATACTTCGCTCACAGAACGCGATCCCGTCATGATCGGGAGCAGGCGCGTATCCTTCGGCTCATTGATCGGCCAGCGATAGCCACTGACCCGAGTGCGCGAGAAGACTCTGATATTGATGGCATCGGACTGATTACCACCCAATACCATCAGGTCACCATTTTGCTGCTGTCCGACCACAAATCCGACATGGCCGCCGCCGTCTCGTGTGAATACAACAATGCAGCCGTAAGCAGGCTCCTTAAGTTCGACGCCCCAGGACAGGTAGGATTTAGCAGACTCGAACCGGGTTGATTTAATTCCGACTCTTTCAAGCATGGATCCGACATAGGCTGCACACCACGGTGTTTCATCATCCTTAATCCCTCCACGCTTAATGTCTTTCCAGAACTGGAGAATTAACGGGTTATGACGCGGCCCTTTTATTTCCAGTTGCCCAATATATTTTCTTGCCTCAGTAAGCCACCGTGGATCATTTGGCATCGCTTCCTCCGAACCTGACGTTAAATACTCGCGTTGCCACAGTTCGTACCTGTTCAACGCCAACGAAACCCAGCGCGCCACCGATAGCGATGGAAAGAGACTGCGGAAGGCTGAAATACTCGAGTGCGGAAACAGCCGTCAGCGTCATGGCGCCACACATCAAACCTTCCAACACCATCTTTTTCCAGCCGCCGCCGCCATACGCTATCCGCAGTACAGCCATCGCTACCGATAAAAGAACTGCGCCGATTGGTGTATCACCGCGCCACCAGCTATGAAGTAACTCAATTAACTCCGTCCAGGAGTGAGGGTCGTTGTGCATTTTCATGGTCTCTCACCTCCGATTCTTCGGATGGCGCTGTGTGATGAAAGGAGGATCAGGCTTCTGGGCTCTTATGCAAAGGTAAAAGTAAGGGTGATTCCCAGAGCCTGAAATAGAAAAGGCCGCCAAATGGCAGCCCTGAATACGACAAAACCCCGCTGTAGCGAGGTTTTTAATGATGTTAAGTACGCGTCTAAGTAACCACTCTTAACACGTTACATTACTTTTTGCGGACCGCAATAATGTTTTTTATTATTAAAACAGGTATTTTATGGAAAAAAATCAAACCATAGCGAGCAAATAGTGACCAATACTACTTCTTTTCAGATCTTCTATGATGCAGAAGACACTGAATTGGCACAGCATAAAATTGATGCAAAAACACTTAGCATTTCCATAGGTTCTATGGCTGATTTAATTTCAGCCGCCGATAAACGGCTTAACGACGGTCAACAAACTGTGAAGTTGATGGTGACAAACCCGGCTGAGGCTGGCTCTCTCGGCGTATCCTATACGATGATGGAACTTGTCCCACATGCAATCAATGTTGCGAAAGTGATCGGATTGACAGGGTTAGCCGGCGCAGCAATTGGTGCACCTGCATTATCGTTAATTCGACAGTTGGGAAGTAAGAAAGTCATTTCCATCACGAAACGAGCAGGTACAAACCAATCCGTTCTTGAGCTCGAAGGTGAAGAGATTGTTTGTCATGATTCTGTAGCAAAGCTAGTGACTGATCCAGAAATTAGGAATGCTTTAGTGAACGTTGTGCGCGCACCTTTAGACGGGAAAGAAGGCGCAGTGTTCAAAGTTCTGAATGAAGACGGTATCGAAGTCGTCCGCCTGGAAGGTGAAGAAACTGAGGAAATAAAACCACTTCCCAGGGGCACTTTGCTGGAAAAAGAAGAATCAGTGGAAGAAGTAAACGTAAGATTCGTCCAAATAAACTTTGAAGGAACAAAAGGTTGGAGGATTGAGTACCTCGGAGAGGAACATGCAGTTTCGTTTGAGGATCAACTTTTTATACATCAAGTCCAAAATGGTATCGTTAGTTTCACCAAAGAAGATTTGTTTGTCGTTGACCTCAAAACAACAAAAACTTTCACTGCACGTAATGCTTCAACCAAGTATGCTATAACCAAAGTTAAGCGAAAACGCCCTGCTGAGGTTTGATTAACGTGGCATTAAACTTGCAGATAGCACAACTGATCTTCTGGATAGGAGTGATTATGATCATTCCTACCTTTAGTCGTTTCTGCTATTCGGCATCTGCTTTGCTATGGCGTCGATTGTTTCCTACCAGGACCTTTGAGTTCCGGTATCACGATGAAGATACTGGTACAACTAAAACACTCATAGTTAAGGTACCAAGAAAAAACGGCAAAATGCTTACCAGCCTTATTGATGAGGCTATTTCGGAGAATTCAAAACCAAAATGAGTTCTCAAAGTAAAGGTTTAAGTACTGGAAAAGCGACACTTTCCACTGGTGGTTGGGGAGCAATACTTAGCGTTTTAGTTGGTGCAGTTCTTACAGACCCCAACAGCGTGTGGAGGACGGTTGCTTATGCCCTTGTGCCTGGTGTTGCTGCTGTCCTTACCTACGTGATGAATTGGTTCATTTCTAGGCATGGGTTTGAATCACCAGAAGATGCAGCTAAACGAGCGAAGTGTAAACGAGATTTAGCTGAGATCGAAAAACAGCTAAGCTCAGAGCATTTAACCCCTGAAATTGAAGCCAGGCTGATGCAGGCAAAGGCCAAGACAATTGAAATACTCGTTTCTATTGGCAGCGACTCTATCCTTGAAGCCTCATCACGTTCGAGCCAACTACCAGATACTGCCGGGCCTCAAGGCTAACCGGCAGTCTTGATTTTAACAATCAATCATCCATGTCAAGTCGAATATCAAGCATAGCCAAACATCCGTCTATAAATCCTTCTGCCATCTGTATCTCGATGCGTATCAATTTCTCATCTTTTTTACGCGCTTTCGCAATCTTCCTCTTAGATATTCCGTATAGGTAGTGGGCAACAAGAAGTGAATGCTCATATGGTTTTCGGTTTTTCAATCGCGCCAGGCACCCTTCGATGATCAGCGCATCATCGTCAGTACATGACGGTCGGGCTCTACCTGTTTGCGGCAACAGCCCCTTAAATCCTGCAGCAATAGGAGAATAGTCCACACCAGAGCTGTCACTGGCAGCCCACCCCCCCCATCTTTCGAGCAACATTTGAATATCACGCATTACTTTTCTCCATACACTTAAGCTTTCGCAATTACGCCGATCGCCAGCGCCCGATCCATAAAACGCAGTAGCAGCTCAAGCTGCGTACCATGCTTCTGCTCGAATGCTGGTACATCGGCGTGTAACTCGTCGTGGCACTCTCTGCACAGAGGGATCACGAAGAGGTCATGGGCTTTTGTTGCTGTACCACCCATACCGTGCCCTACGATATGGTGCGGATCATCTGCTGGCCGTCGGCAACACTCACAGGGTTGTGTTTTAACCCAGCGGGTGTACGTCTCATTTATCCAGCGGCGACGTTTTGGCCTGAGCATGAAAGACTCCGGAGACTCCGGATCGACGGTTAACGTCAGTATTGGCTTTTGGGTTTCCACATCCAGGCTGTCTGACCGCCGAGCTGGTAACGTTTCAATCGGCCTGACTTTTTCCTGCATAATGCTGGTGGCCGGCGGCATAGGTACGATGTCACTTTCCCGGTAAACAGATAATAATGGTTCGTCTGGCAGCCGTAGTGCCCGCTGCGCCATTCCTTCGGTGACAGCATCAGCGACACCAGATTGAACCGCCCACCAGCAAAGTTCGGCTAAAGAGAGGGAGCGCTCTTTGTTGTAGCCAAGCCCAGCCAGTACGGTATCAATAATCCATTCGGCAACATTGTTCAGCGCAAGCGCCTGCAATCTTTCCGTTGTCTGCCCGCGCAATTTGTTATCGCAGTGCCAGCACACCACCAACGCGCCAGGCGGATGCCATAGTGTCGTTAGCTCGGCATGATGGTAGTCAGAAACAGGGTACTGGCACTTTTTAACGCGCTGACGAAGCCAGTACTCAAGCCCGGACATACCACCAGCAGCAGTAATGACCCGTTCATCGGTAAAGAAAGTGTGAAGGCTGGCATCATCCAGTAGCGGTTGCTGTGCATCGGGGATCCGACCAGACGGAAGCCGGGCCATGTTTTCTGGCTCCCGTTCAACCAGTACGCGACCTGATGCAAACAGGGGCATTAACTCCCGTCCTGGCTTGAACAGCACCACGCCAAGGCGTGGCACCATTTCAGGGGTAAGTAAGGCTCTCAATGCCCACCCCTTATACCGTCAGATCTTTAAATTTCTGTACGGCCTTCCCCATGTCCGCCATAGCATCCACAAACTCATCAAACTTACGGCTTGCCATTCCATAAGCCTGGAGGATTTCAAGCTTCAGAGGATCGAGTTGCTTTTTTATTTCAGCGCGGTCACCTGCCTTTTTTTCAGCTTCTTCAGCGGCACGAATGAGGGCTTCAGCCTGCTTGCGTAATTCTTCAGGGGTCACGGTTGGCTTATTCATAGTGGCTTCCTTCAATGTCTTCGACGACGCAATAACCGGCGCCACGGATTTATGACCAAACTTAGGGTGATGCAGGGTTGTTGTCCTGCCGTCATCAGTAATGCAGAGCAGGCTGTTTTCGCGGATGATATCGATCAGGTTTTCTTTATCCTTCCGGCTCAACGAGCTATATGCTGATACTTTGTGCGTCAGATGGGTGAGCGTTGCCCCATCAGGTTGTTTTTCAACAAACCGTTTAACCCTGGACAATACAGGCTGAAGGTGCGGAGGGGTCACTCTCACTGGAGACCCCCTGCTAAATCTTTATCGTGGGTAAAACTACCGTTCCAGGTGACCTTCATCGGAAGCTTCCCCTTCAGGTAGTTTTTGTACAGCCAGACAGCGCCTTCACGCAGCAGGACGGGCTGGTAGGTAGTAAAGCTCACCGCAGAGTTTGGCGATACTTTACTGCTTTTCTCGGTGAGGTATTTGTCGCGGGCATACGAACGAACACGCCACTGTGCACTGCGGCCTTCGGGATTGTCGTCGTACAGCCAGTTAGCAGAGACAAGCCAGGCACTGATCTTGGAGGTATTCACACCATTCAAACGCTTACAGAACTGTACAGGGGAAAGCCCGTCAGTGAAGAGACTCTCGAGATGCTCGATATATTCGGCCTGCTGGTGGGTAACTGTTTCCGCGCGCTGCCTGGCTTCAAATTCATCAGCCCATGCTCTCGCAGCCTGTGCCGGATCAGAGAAATTTGGTAATGATGGTGTACCAACTCGCATTTTCGCTTGTTGTTCGCATGTGATGAAATAACGACGAACCTGACGACCCTTCTCGTTTCTCTCCACCATTGCCAGTTCTTTACCCATATCAATGGTGATCAGGTAATCAACGGTTGGGCGTCCACCGAGGGGGTTCTCGCCAGAATTGGCGTAAACCACATAATCAGTATTTTCAGCAAAACCATACTGACTGATACGCCCTTTAATCCAGTTGGTGAAATCACGCCCAACGCCGAGAAAGGCATGTAACCTTTTAGCGCTGACCATCGGGGTTATGTGGTTGCCAATATTGCCCTGAGTAATCGGGATGATCTGATGTAGCTGACTCATTTTGCCTCCCCGTTGCGCAGATCGCTGATAAAAGTGAGATTACTCAGAACGCGGACATAAAAGTCAGGGCTCAACCAGAGGGCATAGGCAAAAACCAACTCCTGAGAGGCGAAAGTCCCCTGTAAGACTCCACCGCGAATAACATGCAACTTTTCCCAACGTTCACCAGGGAGAGCATTTAGAATTCTTTTTGCAGTTAGCGTCCTGAGATAAAACGCAGGTTTTTTGGACGCAGATCCACCTGAAGCCTTATGAATATCATTGAGACTATAAAGATTTGGTTCGAATGAGTTGATTAAACATCCATCAACAACAAGATAAGAGTCTTTTTTAGGCGTAGCAGTGCCCATAACATGATGATTGCTCATATTCTCTCCATACTCTGATTGTTGCGAAGGGCCTGCACGCCCGTTTCGCTTGCACTTTCCGACATTACTGCCATAACGACCAATATTCAACCCACAGCTGGACATATAACCACCTCTTTTTTATATGCCGTTATGGTTATCTCAACTTTTCCCTTCGGTACTATCGGCCCCCATTCCACCAGCATGCGCTTAATCTGGCTGTCGTCTTCCCAGACACCCGCATGCGTCAGCGCGTCAAACAGGGCTTTGTTGTAATTATCGATATCCCGGCGGCGCGCATCCGGCGGGTACAGAGTGATTTCTACCGCTGCCAGTTCAGTCGATGGCTTCGGGAGACGTCGTAATTGCTCAATGATCGCCACGCAGGCAGCACTTTGGTATTTACGACCATCAGCGCTAATGAGGTGACGACCGGCCAGCGGCCCCTTGTTAGGGGCGCGCCAGTAAGTGTTCACGCTCGGAGGAAAAGGCAGGATCAGTTTCACGCGGCTTCTCCCCGCATATTGCGAACAAGTTCAGAAGCAGCAGTAATGATTTCGCTGGTGGCCGTTCGTTCCAGCCAGAGTTGATTGATGTTGGCTTTCAGCTTGTTCTGCTGTGATTCATCCAGCATGTCAGCGCCGTCTACCTGGTCGAATACAATTCCAACCTCCAGCGGCCAGATACGGGACTCGGGAAGCGGATCCGATACTGGTTTAGCTTTCTCACGGATGTGCATGCGGATCTGGCGAATATTGGACCAACTGGAAACATCCAGGCTTCCCATAGCTGCAATGAAATCAGTACTGTTCATGCCATATTCACCAGATGCTTCAAGGGCAACAGTACGAATACGTTCCGACATATCCAGGCGCGCAGCAGCGTCATCGAATTCAATCGACAACAGCCACTCATCCACACCGAACAAAATACTCTCACGAATAAGAAGCTTCGCTTTGTCGATCGTTAATGGTGATACCTGAGTGAATTCCGGTGCTTCGACAGAATCCGCCGCCCAGGTATGCCCAAACTTCGATTCACTAAATGTGTATTCTTCTTTATCGCCGAACGCAGCTCTAACGCATGCCCACGCCTCGACACCGCTGATATCAAAAATATCTTTCTGGGTAAGTGGCAACTCTGCTTCTGGCTTGTCAGCTACAGATGGTGTGGCAGTTGCAGGTTGAGATTTGCTGGCAGCAAATTGCGCCAAAGTCATAAACGCCCGCCCTTTTGCCTCCAGTTCGGTACGGTTGATATAGCTGAACCGCTCACCACGCCATGACTTATCGAATACAGCTATGGCACCGGCAAAAAACGCGCTGGTGGGCTTCTGTTTTTCGTCAGTAGGTACAAACCACACTGGCAGATCGAACCCAATGCGCCCGCGAATGAATACAATGTGATCGGCATCTTCCGGCCACCACGTTTCACTTGGCGCGGCTTTTATCAGGAATACATAGCGACCGCCCTTCTCGCGCTGGGCTGCTGCGTACTTCATGATGTGCGTCATACCAGTGATCGCCTGTTTCTCGTGGTACTGTGAACGGCTATACGGTGGGTTGCCATAACCTGCACCACCCAGTTTTGCCAGACGTTCAGACCAGTCCTGGGTCAGCGCGTTATCTTCGGCGGTGTACCATGCCGGGCATTTCGCGTTGTCGTCGTCAGCAAACAAGTCCAGAACTAATGGGCCAAATAACGCGTTGATCCCCCAAAAAAGCAGATCAGGTGTCCTCCACTGATCTCCAACTTCTTTCAATTCGTGAGCTGGTTTACTGCGCAGTTCTGCCAGCGCCTGGCAATATTTATTTGGCATCATGAGCGGAACCCCGAATTTTCTGGCAGTGAATAGTCAACATTTTGGAAGTTTGCGCGGCTGGCTGAGTTAGTCGCCCATTTACCGTTAACGCGTTCAGGTCGCCCAGCGGCAGACCATTTGGTCGCGCTTTGCAGGTAACCGGGGAAGTTTTTTGGAATAAACAGAGTTGCCGGGCGGAGGTATTGAGCCTGCTCGCTATCACGCCAATCAGCGTTTTTGTAATCCACCACAAGGCACAGATCATCAACAGTGAACTGTTCCCGCAGACGGGCGCGAATGTTCTCCAGCGACGTGCTGCATACCTGGTAGCGTGAACCAGTTGTCTGGTTCAGGTAAGACAAAACCTGTCTGGCCTGATCAGTAATCACAACCTCAGGGTCGGGTTGCGCCGCAACCGGACAAGAGGGTTTTGAAGTTACTTGTGGATCTTGTTTTGATTTTACTGACGGATCCCCGCCAGATTCTGACGGGTCAAAACCGCCGTTTTTGCCGGATTTCGACGGGTCAGTTTTTGAGGTGTCAAATTTTGATGCGTCAGATTTTGATGTGTCAGAATCTGACAGTTGAGAAAATGCGGCAGCCTGAAGTTTCGCCACATTCAGGCGGTACACGTTCGAAGCATTACGGTTACCATTACGGCGCTGTGTACGCGTGAGCCAGCCATCTTTTTCAAGCTTTGCGATTGCCGTTCTGATAGTGCTCGGGCCTGCGCCAAGCTGGCGAGCAATAGTTTCAATTGACGGCCAGCATACGCCCTCATCACTGCTGAAATCAGCGAGTCGAGCCATGATCGCGACACTAGACAACTTCATGCCCGACGCCGCGCAACCATCCCATACGTAGCCGGTTAATTTAGTGCTCATGATCGTCCGTTATCTCCCTGAATTTTTGCCTGAAATGCTCAAGTGGGCTGAAGCATTCGTGCGGGTAGCCATCACGGAGATAGATAACGCGCTGTGTTTCTGGCTCCCAGCGAATAACACGGACTGGCACTCCGCGGTGGTCTTTGAACCTTCGGTTAAGTTCGCGCACAGGCGTTTTGCCCTCCGGTTGTAGACCCCCACAATTGAAACCGCCCTACTGTGGTTACACGGAACCCAGCGGTTTGATAATCTGCGTTCATACCGAAACAACGGAGTACCCGAAACCGGGATCATCCTTAGTTGCGGTAGACGGTTAAAAGCCGTTAAACTGTTCATGCGGATTATTTCTCCATACTCGAAGAGTTGTTCGCCAAGGCGCCCGGAGCTGCACACTCGCGGGCGTCACTCTTTTCTGGAAGGCAATAGACTCGTGAAATCAGGTTCAGAAACGTCATAAGTGTTACCCGGAACTGGTAGGCGATTTCGTTCAGACTGTCCCACTCCCCTTTATCAACCACACCATCATCGATGTATCGACGATATGCGTTAACCAGGTCACCAAGCCTGCCCACCAGCTCAGCCAGCTTTAAACCAATCTCTTCGTTCTCTGTTTCTGGTGCCGCGCCCGGGATATGGATCCCGTTATCTGTTTGGCGAGAAAACGCATCAGCTATGTAGCTAACACCGGCGGCTTTCTGTAATACCATCGCCCATCCCATAGGGAAGATCTGATCCCCGTCGACACGAAGGCGGTTAAACAATGCGTTCTCTGTCACGCCCAACCATTCCGCTGCCTCGGCATAACCACCAGGTAGATCGGTGATCGTTTTTTTTATCGCCGCTACCAGCCATGCTGGCTGGCGTTCGACTTTCCAAATAGGCTCGTTACCCACGGCTTACCCCTTAGTTCTGTGGTTACAATTACGCTGCTGAATCTTTAATCTTTTGAAAAATATCAGGACGTAATTTCTCTCTTGAAACTCCGGTGACCTTTTCAATTAGCGCTGATAGTTTTGCTGGTGGTTTTTTCTCTCTGTTCAGCCAGTTCCAGACCTGCTGTTGTTTCACTAATCGCCCAGAACTAGCGGTAAGCTTGCGCGCTAACTCTGATTGGCCACCAGCCAGAGCGATTGCCTCTGAAAGGGCTAACTGCTCGGGAGTCATAGTTTTCTCCTGTATCAATACATAAAAGTTGTTGCCGATAGAGATTATACAACATTAACAACTTTTATCACAACTTTTAGGTGTTGGAAAGCTAAAACATAAAGTTGTAATCTCACCACAAATAAGGGGGGAAGTTGTGAACACACTGGCGGAAAGACTGAAAATTGCGAGAGAAAAAACAGGGTTAAGCCAAGCTCAACTCGCTGAATCCATAGGTGTTTCTCAACAATCCGTAGCAAAAATAGAAAACGGAGATACGTTGCAACCGCGAAAGATAAAAGAAATCGCAAATGTATTAGGCGTTAGCCAAAAGTGGTTGCAACTAGGCATTGAGGAAAATGCTTCACTTTCTGATTTTGTGGTTGGAGAGGCTGAAAGTGCCAGTTTAGACCCTGCCATTTTCGCTGACATACCAGTACTAGATGTTGAGTTATCAGCAGGAAATGGTTGTGAAGCTGAAATTGTGGAGTCTGTAATTGACTGGTTTCCTATCCGAAGAATGGATTTAAGGAAAGCTGGAGTCAGCGCTACAAATGCTAGGATCGTAAAAATTTGGGGGAACAGCTTATTGCCAGTTCTCAATAACGGCGATCATGTTGCTGTTGATATCGCACAGACGAATCCTATTCGAGATGGCGATTTATACGCTGTTAGAGATGGGGTCCTGCTAAGGGTCAAAGTGCTAATAAACCAACCTGATGGTGGTTTAATTATAAGAAGCTTCAACAAAGATGAGTATCCAGATGAAATACTCACCTTCAATGAACGCCGCGCAAGAATTCATGTTATCGGCAGAGTGTTCTGGTCATCACGTTCATGGTAATACGCCAAATAGCATTTCCTCTGAGATAATTTTTAGCTTTGCACCATTATCGTCGCGATAGCTAACAGCTTTCTCTATCTTTCTCCCATGGCTGGAAAATTTCCAGTCTCTGGATGATAGGGTTCCGACAACAAGGAAGTCCAGTTTTTGGGTAATTCCATTACTTATTTTTCCCCCTGCACTTTTGATCCGTTCCTCTACCACCGCTCGTTTACCTGCCATAAAGGTACCCGTTAAACAGTAGGTTTTGTCCGCAAGATCAACGAGTGCATCATTATCAATCGGTAGCCTCGTCGCCAATCCATCAACAACCCCGCTGTCTAGATCGCATCCAGTAAAGTCAACAAGTGCTTTATGTAGAGTTTCGCTTTCCTCTGGAGTTATTACCCCATCGTTAAGGATATCTTTTATTAGAATGTACAAATCCTTCCCTGGGTAGTTACTCTTAAGAGCCCCATTTTGGGTTAACCACCAATCGAGATATCTAATTTCATCTTCCGTCAAGGTCCTATCCGAGATCAGCCCTTTACACAATCCATTAAGAAGATGTAGATCCATTTCAGCAGAGTAAAAATCAATTCCAGGAATATCTAAAATTTCTCTTTGAATTTTTGTCAGACTGTTTTTGAGTTCTTTTCTTTCTTCCTCTGTAATGACACCATCAGCTAAGATATCTGAGACCCTCGCTGATAGACTCTTAATAACACCATTTTTTATAATTTGATTTGCTTCAAGTAGCCATGTGTCAAGGTAAAGAATTTCCTCATCTCTTACCACCCCATCAGCAACAATACCATCAATGATACTGATTAGGTTCGCAAACAACTTATCTCTATTGTGCGTGTAATTAAATACGTAAAGCTTGTCTTCCATACAGCCTCCTCTTTTTTTATACATCCTTGCATTCATCTCATCTTCAATCAAACCACATAAAGTTGTTGACATTGTGCATCTCCACAACTAAATTACAACTTAAAGGTGTTACACAACAGCGAACAGGCAGGACGCCCACGAAGTAGCCGCCGGTGGCGTATGAATAACCGGATGATTCGCTGAGCATGACTAAAAACTGAGGGTTACACGATGAATGCAGCACAACGGCGCAAGGCTTATCGCAAGCACCCCAAGGCCGGGGAAGTGGTGGTTTTACGTGGGGTTCCTCGCACAGTTCTGGGACCGTGCATGTTCAATAGCTTTACCGGCGAAGAACGCAGCAAGCCATCAGTGAACCGCGTCAGGGTACAAATGACTGGCGGTTCTACAGCTGCTCCACTGATACGCAATTTGACGTTTTAACAGCAGACAGGTGTCTTCGGGAGGGGTAACAGAGGCGCGGCCTGATTAACCGCAACTCATAGTCAAATTCCTATAGCTGGTGGCGATACCCAAGCCAGGAATACCAAAACCAGCAGGAGTGTTAGGGAACAGGGTCAATCACCCCCTTAGCACCCCGCCCGAAGATACCTACCACCGCGCCTGATGTGGTTAAAAGCAGGCCAAAGCAATAACAAGTAACTCCCTGTTCTGGCGGCCCGGTGTTTTCCCACTTGTCCGGTAACCGCCAGCCTTTTTCAGGGCGCAACGACGAGAGCATTGACGAGCAAGGCATAAGTGCTGGTTCGATTCCAGACAGTCCCATTCAGTTGGGAGGGTTGGGCAGGGAAAAGGTTCGTTCGATTCGAACACCGGCAGTGCTCTCTTCGTTGTGGTAAATGGCGGGGCTGACCGTCAAACGGTTGAGAAAAGATAAGCAGGCGAAACGTTCTAAGCGAACATACGGACTGATCGAACGCGGATGGAACGGGCGGTTACGATATTGAAACACCGCGCCACTGAGCTGGAATTCAGCACCAGCAACCACAACCAAATCACGCTTAGGAACGTGATAACCGTAGTTCCAGTATTGCTGTGTGTAGTCTTGGCGGTACCAGGGTCTTCAACCTTATGCAAGGGGGACGAAGATAATGTTCTACCTCGGTACCGCCCTTTTTACGCAACAGAAAAGGGCATCACCGGGCGACGGGCTCATAACCCAATCCACCCGGGCAAAAAGAAAGCGGTCTCTGCAAGCCGCCGACCAATGCAGGTGCCCTTCTCTGTTGTGTATGGAGAAACTAACTTTTTAGCGTCTGTGCAGATGCGCTGAGGAACCGAGAATGAATAATCCGTTTTTCAAAAATATGTTGGTGTATCGCATTAGTCGCGATTTCACCATCAACCAGGAAGAGCTGGAACAGCAGCTTGAACTATTTCGCTTCACTCCATGCGGTAGCCAGGATATGGCAAAAACCGGTTGGGTATCACCACTTGGTCAGCTGTCAGATCGCTTGCATCACACTGTCAATAATCAAGTGTTGTTGGTTATTCGCCGGGAAGAAAAAATACTGCCATCTCCTGTCATTGCTGAAGAACTGCGCAAGCGTGTGTCGCGTCTGGAATCCGATCAGGGGCGTCGCCTCAAAAAAACTGAGAAAGATTCGCTGCGTGATGAAGTGTTGCACTCCCTGCTTCCTCGGGCGTTCTCCAAAAACTCAACTGTTAGTTTGTGGATCAACGTCACCGACGGTCTGATCATGGTTGATGCAGCCAGCGCTAAACGTGCCGAAGACTCACTGGCCCTGCTTCGTAAAACTCTCGGTTCTCTCCCGGTGGTACCGCTGACTATGGAAACGCCGATCGAACTAACTATGACCGACTGGGTTCGTTCCGGTAGTGCGCCTGCTGGCTTTGGTCTGGGTGATGAAGCCGAACTGAAAGCTATTCTTGAAGATGGCGGTATTGGACGCTTTAAAAAACAGACTCTGGTCAGTGACGAAATTCATGTGCATCTGGAAGCTGGCAAAGTTGTTACAAAGCTGTCTATCGACTGGCAACAGCGCATTCAGTTCGTTCTTTGCGATGACGGCAGCATCAAACGCCTTAAGTTCTCTAATGAGATTACAGAACAAAACGACGATATCGACCGTGAGGATGCGGCTCAGCGGTTCGACGCTGACTTTGTTCTAATGACCGGCGAGCTTATCTCTCTCATTAACGGATTAACAACCTCTCTCGGCGGCGAAGCCAAGCGATAAACACCAGGCAGCAATTACCCCATAAGCATGGGTTGGGTTGCTGCACTCCAAATCTGGCGAAGGTTGGTTCGGAGGGCAGATGAATCATATCGAATTTATTGAGAATAACGTCATGGAAATCCTTATAAAACAAGGCTTTTCTTCTTCAGTAGCGCAGGGGGGGTGGCATGGCAAGCGATTGATTTATATAAGCGCATGTCACAAGCCAGTAAAAAGGGTGCAATTTTTGATGACGTGATGAGGCATGCGAAAGCATGGGCAGATAAACAGGTTTCGAAAACTGAAGTCACGAAAAGTAAACGCAATCAACCTAAAAACCAAGGTGGTCTGTTTTAAATATTCAGGCCAATAAGTTTGCGCGGTGCAGCGCGCCAATATGGAGAAAACCATGAGCTACATTCAGACATTATCCGGTAAAAAATTTAACTACCTGACCGCCACAATCGACGATATCGATGTTGAGGATATCGCGACTGCTCTTTCCAACATCTGTCGATTCGCTGGGCATCTGCCAGAGTTCTACAGCGTAGCCCAGCACTCTGTGCTTGTAAGCCAGATTGTTCCGCCAGAGTTCGCCTTTGAAGCGCTGATGCACGACGCTGCGGAGGCATATTGCCAGGATATTCCGGCCCCGCTCAAAGCCTTGCTGCCTGACTACCAGCGCATGGAAACTTATATTGATGGTCTTATCCGCTTTAAATTCGGTATCCAGCTTGAGCAAGCTGCCGTCGTGAAATATGCCGATCTAACCATGTTAGCCACCGAGCGCCGTGATCTGGAAATCGATGACGGTTCGAAGTGGGAAATTCTCGAAGGTATTCCCTGCTCTGATCTCGTTCAGGTTATCCCCCTCCGTCCTGGTCAAGCCTATGGCCTGTTCATGAACCGCTTTAACGAACTGGCGGAGCTGCGCCAATGCGCCGCATGAAGGTAAAAGAACTCGTAGCGGAGGCTTTTGCCTCCGTTGCTGAATTGCCACCAAAGCATGCACCGCTTATGCGCGAAGTCGCCACCAGACTGGACGCTACGTTCGCAGCATTAAAAGAGTCTCTGGTGCAACTGGAACAGGAACGTAAAGGTAAAACGCCATGACCGTATTTGAATATCTCCAGGCTCACCCCAACGCCACCAGCGGTGAAATCGCCAAAGGTATGAACAAAACAACGCCAGCGGTCGCCGGAGCATTATCGCAACTCTATGGCACAGGCCGGATCGTGAAGTCTGGTGTTCGCAAGGGCATTCCAACATACCGTGTTAACGATATGCCGTTTGGGTGCAGTAACAGCCTAACCATGATGTTTAACCAGCTATTGAATAGCGCCAGACAGGGAGCAGCCCAATGACAGCACTCAACAAACAGGCTCGTCAGGTGCAACGCTATACAAACTATGGCGTAGACATGATGGAGTGGGCTGACGGCGGGTATGTCAGACATTCTGATTATCTGGCGCTGCTGGATGAGCTGGAAGCCAAAGACAAGAGTATCGGCTTCCTGAAAGACCAGTTAGCTCAGCTGGCAAACTTCAACCCTGACTGGGACAGGCTAGAGGCAGCAATTGACAGCCTTCGTGAGCACATGGCTAAACTTTCCGCCGCAGAGAAGCGCATAGCAGAACTGGAGGCGCGGACAGTTTGCCTTCCTAAACTTCCAGTTCTCGGCTCTAACGCTGAGTGGTACGAGGGATTTGCTGCTGGCGCATCCGGTATGAGAAATGAATGCGCCGACGCAATCCGCGCTGCTGGCATTGGCGTGAAGGGGGAGTGAGATGGCTGATAAACTGAAAATTCGAGCAGAAGATGTTGAGCCTGGCGATGTAGTTATCACCTTTCACGGCAAACGTTACACAGTAAAGACGTTCTGGGAAGAGGATGGTGTCGTAACTCTGTTCGGCACTGACGGTTCTGAAACTGAATATGACTACGATGACATTCTCGATGTGGAGAGGGACTAACCCATGACAACTAACCACCCCGCGCACGGTCCTGTATCACTCGATCGCCTGCACCAGATACGCGAAACACTCAGCAAAGCAGCAGCACAAAGCGACGGCGGTAATCTCGGCTACGCAATGGCTGATGCTGTGAAGGTGATTGATGGGGCTATTGCGGCGTTTGGTGCTGAACCTGTTGGTACATTCCGGAAAGGCTCGTGTGGATACTACCCATCTTTCCATGAAGAGGCGGTTCCGCTTTACACCACACCTCCAGCGACGGTAGTGCCAGATGAAATGACACCTGTACAGGCATCTCGCACTTATGGAGGTGAAGTGCGTGGTTATCGTGATGGCTGGAACGCCTGCCGCGCCGCCATGCTTCAGGCGGGCAACTCTCCGGTAACTCCAGATGGTTTGGCTTTGGTGCCTAAGAGGCTAACCGCCGAGAACGGCGCAAAGGGTGTGCTATCCGGTGAGTTTTCAGAAACGAAATTTATAAACTGCCCAGAGTGTTTTGGTGATGATGAATGCGAAACATGCGACGGCAGCGGTCGAATTGAGATAACAGTGCCAGTCAGTTGGACGAACATCAAGGCCATTTGGGCTAAAGGTGTCGAGCATTTCGAAGCAGCACCTCAGCAGGAGAATGTATAACGTGAACAATTTAATGATCGACCTTGAGTCCATGGGCAAAAAACCAAATGCCCCTATCGTCTCCATTGGTGCCGTGTTCTTCGATCCACAAAGCGGTGAACTGGGTCAGGAGTTTTACACCGCCGTTAACCTTGAAAGCGCTATGGAGCAGGGAGCGGTACCGGATGGTGACACTATTCTGTGGTGGTTAAGACAAAGCTCAGAAGCACGATCAGCAATCTGTGTTGATGATGCGATGCCGATATCGTCTGCCCTATCTGAACTGAGCCATTTCATTAATCGGCATTCTGATAACCCCAAATATTTAAAAGTTTGGGGCAATGGAGCTACTTTCGACAACGTTATATTGCGCGGCGCATATGAGCGCGCCGGCCAGGTTTGCCCGTGGCAATTTTGGAACGATCACGACGTCAGAACCATCGTCACATTAGGCAGAGTTGTGGGTTTCGATCCAAAGCGAGATATGCCATTCGATGGGGTTGCACATAACGCACTGGCCGATGCGCGACATCAAGCAAAATACGTGTCCGCGATCTGGCAGAAGTTGATTCCGGCCACCAGCAGAGACCTGTAATTTTCCCTGGGTGCAGCCAGGTTGTATGGAGAACGTCTATGAATACTTTGTTTTTACTTATGGCTGAGTTCAACACGCCTAACATCGAGCTGTCAGCGGTATGCCAAAAGTATTTCGGTATGAGCCCTAACACTGCAGAAGCGAAAGCAAATGCCTGTCAGTTGCCGATCCCGACTTACCGTGTAGGAACATCACAGAAAGCGAAGCGCTGTATCAACATTCAGGATCTTGCTGAGTATATAGACCAACGGCGAGAAGAAGGCAGAATTGAATGGGAGAAAGTAAGAACAAATAGGCAAAGAAATAACTAA